CAGCAGTACACCACTTTGTGCCTTTTCCAAAGAAAATGCTTGCTTTTTCAGTATTTGGGATAACTACTTTAATATTACTGTCATTATAAAGCAAAGTTGCTTCCTTTGATTCATAAAACCCTTGTTCTTCTTGATTCATTGCTTCTTTATTAGATACTATCTCTTCTTTCGGGTATTGATCAACTATTTTTTCTAAAGTAGAAAGTACTTTAATTTGATTTATATCCCTGATTTGTAATGGTGGATTCAATTTTGGTTTTCTAAGTAATTTCTTATAGTCTTCCAATGCATTCATAGCTCTTCCAATATCTTCAAATCTAGTTATTCCATTATTTGCGTAATTTAAAGCACACCAGAAAGTTAGTTCTTTATTTGGAGTTGGGTCCATTGCTGATATTTTTATTAAAATATCTTTAATATCGTTGGTTTTTGGAGCAGAAATATCTGTTTTGGCTTTAGTTAATATTTTATTGCCAAAGTCATTTATTAATCGTTGTTCGTTATATTCTCGTAGTAATTCTTTTATTTTCATTTTATGCCCCTAAAACATCAGGAGGTAATCCACTATTTCCAAAACCCGGAACAATATTAGGAACACCGATTTTATTGTTTAATAACCCAATTGAAGAATTTTGAACGGTTGTAGCATCGCCATTGGGTTGATTTAAAATAGAAGTTACGCTATTAATTCCACTGTTTGTTCCGCCGTTGGAAACAGACGGAGCATTAAATAATGATGAATTAACTGATGATCCTAATTGACTAACTTGATTTAAATTAGTATTAACTGGTGCAATGAAACTTGGAGTAGTATCAAAAAATGTTTGAAGAACTGCATCCCAACTTGCAATTTCATCATTGTTAACTAATCCTGAGTTATATAAAACGGTTTCACATTCAATAGACATTTTATTTTGCATATATTCAGAACTTGAAAAATCAACAGTATCATGATCAAAGGAAGATATCACTGGATTTACTAAAACATACTCAGTATATTGTGGTCCAATTGTTGGATCAGAATTTGTTTGACGATTAAATTGATATATTCGTATACTTCTAAAAAATGGATTAGTTTTATTCATCGCAGAACCAAGAGTATCAACGGTATCCATACCATAATTTACTCCCCAATTAGAAGAAGTGCTATATAACATTTCAACATTTGCTGTGCTTGGTGCCCATTGATACGGAACTGCTATTCCTTGATTTTGTGATGCTTGAAAATTTACGTATCGTGGGTCTTGAATCATATATTGATAATATGCATACCAAAATCCTCGTATAGTATCAACAGTATCATCCCAGAAACTTATTTCAATTAGATCATATGTTATTTTGGTTGTTGTTAGACTCCATCGATTATATTGATTATTCTTTTTAACATCAAATTTAAAAGTTGGTAATTTTGCAGTTTTTGCTAAAATTCCTAAAATTGGAACATTAGTAGGATTCCAATTAATTCTAAAATTAGAAGTTGCCTCTCCTAATGCGGCATTCACGGCACTAATTACTACTGGGTCCAATTCAAAAAATATATGAAACCAATTTTTACTTTTGGGTAAGAAACTGCTATTGTTAGGTCGGAAAATTTTAGATGCATGTTGATAATCACGCAAGGTAGTTGCTGGTTGATTAGATGTTCCAGATAATACTTGTGAAAGAATACTCATATAGATATTTATGTTATATTGACAATGAACTCTTCTAACAATGTTTTAATATTATCTTTTTGAGCGTATGATATCTCAAGAAAAGGAATATTATTTGTTTGACAATATATTTTTTTAATTAAGTCATGTTTTAATATCTGGTTGAATACCATTTGAAGTTTTTCATCTGACCATTTTCTTGATCTTCGTATTGGTCTATAATGTTGAATTCCTTGATATTCAATTAATCCTAAAATTTTTTTATTATTTATTATTGCAAAATCAAAAGGAAGAGGAAATATATTTTTACATTCTGGAATTTTAAATTCACTTTTATACTTCAATTTTGTGTTCTCAAGTATTAACCTAATAATAGTTTCTCCTGATGATTCTTTGCACTTCGGACATCCTCTACCAAATAAGTGCTTGTTTGGTATTTGCCAAAAATCTCCGTGAATAGGACAAGTTATACATAATTTTGTTTTTGATGTAATATATTCAGATTTATTATAATTAAAAAAATTACTATGTATTTTGGATCATCCAAAATAAACTGATCTGTTGTTTTTCTGCGAATGACAGCAGATGACTCGTAACCACAATTAATACAACCTATTCCAGCAATATGTGAATATGCTTTAACGCTAAAGTTTCCATGTTTTGGGCATGTTACAATAATATCGTAATGCTCCCCTTTATATATGACATTTTCATAGGTATATTTATAATTATGTTTCTTGTTTAATAATTTAATTAATTCTTCTTGATCAAATCGACACCTAATCCCTGTATTTTGGTTGGCACATTTTGGACACCCTGCCCCAGCTATATGATCCTTTGAACGTTGCCAAAAATCTCCATGAATAGGACAAGTTATACAGATTTTTTCTTTCCAAGAAACAAAAACAGTTTTAGTATATAAACAGTTTATATGATTTGGATGAGTTTTTGCTTTTTCAATAAAGATTTCAGTTGTATAATAAATACGCATAGCTGGTGCTCCTTAATAGCATTAGAGTCAGTAGGATTGGTAGTCCGTGACTGACATTATTTATGCTTAAAATAAAAGCTCACCAGTAATTTGGTGAGCTTTAGTGCAACAGGAGGAGATTTTTAATTAAATTGCTAGAACACCATTAGTTCTAACAACAGGTGAACCGATTCCAAATGCAGTTTGTAATGCATTATCAAATACAATAGATAGTTTAACAGTTTGAGGATCAGAAGTTTTATAGTCACTATCACTCCAATCAGCGTTACTAATATAACATCCAACAAGATTCCAAGATTCCAGAATAATTGGCTCAACTGCACCATTTCCACCATCCAATGTATCAGCAACAAGAGAAAATTTAAAATCACTTGCGGAACTAGCACTTGCTTGATTTAGGAAATCAAATTGTTTTTGCATCTGTTGTCCAACAAGCGTCTGAATATTACCTTGCATATCATCACGAAGAGTAACAGTAGTCGCATCCCATGATGGCTTTCCGGGATAGTGAACCTTGGAGTTATAAACATCAATTACTTGTTCATCAAATTTTAGACTTGGACGTTTAAAATCTATAACTTGTTTTGTCAATTCGGTTGTATCAACCGAAACACCAAAGCCAACAAAAGTCAAACGAAATCTATATTTCAATTTTGGCATTATTAAGCCCTGACCCGATGCGGAATCCCCGATATTTGAAAGCGGAACTGTGAAATTAAGCAAACTTGCGGAAGCCATAATTATATCTCCTATTACTACACTGATAGTATTTATACTTTATTGAAAAATTTTCAAAAGTAACCTTTATTAGTCCAAAATTGTAATATGCTTTCTACATTATTAAAATCAGTATAAGGAATAATTAACAATGGTATTTTGTTTTCCAAACAATAATCACTTTTAATTTTATCAGAATCTAATGTTTTATTTAATTTTTCTATACCACCAAAATGAGTAAAAGATTTGTAATGTTGAATTCCTTGATATTCTATTAATCTCAATAATTTACCATAATTATTATAAATTCCAAAATCAAAAGGAAGTGTTTTCTTTCGATGACACCCAGTAATTCTTACTTGTCTTTTATATTCTATTTTGTTCAAAATAAGAAAATTTTCAATTGCCTTCTCACCTCTTGAACTATTACAAACTGGGCAACCAGAACCTTGAAGATGATTAGTAGGAACCTGTAAGAAATCTTTATTACAAGATAAACATGTTATGATAACCGGAATTTTACTATTAATATATTTTACCTTATCATATGAATAATTATCATTAAGTGGTAATTTTTTTGCTTTTTGAACAAACTCATTAGTGGAACTTAGTAATTTCTCAGAAATCAATTTATTTTTACAAAAATAACATCCTTTTCCTGATAAATGATTATCTGGTGTTTGTAAGAAATCTCTATTACATACTAAGCAAGTTATAAGAACATTTTTTCTTGCATATTGATATTTTGTTTTTTCATATGAATATTTGCCAAAATGAATTGGTATCAAAGATGCATCTTCTATAAATTGTTCAGTAGTCTTGATTCGTTGTTTATTACATGTTTTGCGATAACATAATGGACACCCATGACCTCGTGAATGAGAATCTGGTGTTTGTAAAAAATCCTCATTGCAAAGCAAACAGGTAATAATAACTTTTGTTTTTGCATTTTTATAAACAGTTTTGTCATATGAATATATATTTTTATCTTTATTTTTCATTATAAAAATACTAGTGTCTTTTTTATTACCTCCTATAGAACATAATATACAACCATTATGACCAGATATATGATTATTGGGCAATTGTTCAAAATCTCTATTGCAAAGCAAACAGGTAATAATAACTTTTGTTTTTGCATTTTTATAAACAGTTTTATCATATGAATATCTTCCTTCATTATAATTCTTTTTTGATTGTTCAATAAACTGTTGAGTATTATAAATACGAGTTTTCATTTGATTTGTCCAATAAATTAGGGTATGCCAATAGTATAGCATACCCTAATATTAAATACAACTATTTTAACCAGCGGTTACACTGCTTGTTGTAATAACCCCTTGACCAACCAAAGTAATAGGAATATAGATATATTCAGCCACAGTTGTTGGAGCAACAGCTACATCTACAAATAATTCATTTGCGTCAATTGTTGCGGGAGAATTATTGGAAAGATCGCAAACAACTGCATAATCAGTGATTCCTCTTAGTGCTTGAATACTCTTCAAGAATTCACCGATTTGATAAGCAATTCCCTGTCGAGTTATGCTATCATTTTGCTCGAATACATACTGTCCACCAATCTGATTTAATGCTCCACGAAGATAGATAACAAGACGCGCAACATTAATTCTGCTTAATTCAGTGTCTTGGCCGCTGCGAGTCTTCTGTCCATAAATCTGAATTCCACCAGCTTGAAAATTACTAATTGGATTTACATATGCAGGATATAGAACATCACGCAATGCTTTAGAAATACTGTTTGTAATAAAATTACCAGTTTGTTCATCAACATAGCCGATAGAACTTACGTTTGTTACTAATCCTCTACGTGCTCCAGCCGGTGCAAACCATGGATAAGAAACTGCATCGCTTTGAATAATTGTTGGAAGTGCCATGAAGCTACTTGGAACAACAATATTATTACCAGTTAGATCAGTTGTAAGACCAGATGGATAATAAGTTGCTGCATAATCATAGAATGTAACCAATCCATTAACATCATCTGTTGTTGATTGATTTAGATTATTTGCCCAAGTATTCAATGCGTTTGCATTTGCTTGTAATGTTAGTGGGCTATCTGAAACAATAAATGCTGTTTCACCACGAGCTTCATCAATAGTTACCAAGGCTGGTAATACTTCTGGATAACCGGGGCAAGACATCAAATTAAAATTATAGAATTCATCTTGAATTTGATAACTATTTTCAAGAGCAGAAATCAAAGATTTCACAACAACGTTACGTTGTGCTGCGCTTCCTTGATATGCAACACCCAATTCATTATTTCCACTTAAAGTAACCCAAGTATCTGAATAAGGAACATTGCTACTTACTGTAAAATAGTTTGCCATGAATTGTTTAACATTCATACCACTACGACGAGTATTGAATAGTAAAGTTCCACGAGGATACAATGCATAACTTGGTGCATCGGGGTCTAAGTTTGCAGGGCTTGCTACCAACATTAAGCTAATTGGTTCAAGAATTCCTAATCCCGGATCAAGCAATGCATAGGTTGAATTTTCAGTTATAATATTATAATTGTTTTCTGCTGAGATTACTGTTTCCAATGCTTGTTCTTCTAAAATATCATTAAAACCAGCAGACCAACGAGCATCTGCAAAAACAATACCATTTGAACTTGTATGATCTGCATTATTAATTTGAACCCAAGTATTACCAGTGCTATAACGGTAAATACTTGGCAAACTGTTCAAATCTGCTGTATTAAGCCAAATATCCCCATATGCTAAAACATTACCGTTGCTTTGAGTTAGCGGCATACTTGCACTTGCAATTGGACCATTTACGTCAGTTAAGGAAAGGTTATAACCACGAGCATCTGCTGTAACTGTTCTATAGCTCATCCATGCATTGCCAGTATTAACTAATATATCAGCAACAGTTGGGTCATCATAATACCAGATAGTATCATTTGCTGGATCAGCGGTTGGTGTAATTGCACTAACTACATAAGTTGGAGTTACCCAATTACTAACCTTTGCAGATAATGCTGGTGATGTAAGAATACCAACAGTTGTTAATGGTGAATATGTTCCTTCATACAAATAGAAAGTTTCACCAGTGGTATTTTCAATGTAAATCTGATTAAATCTATTTAAACCAGCAGTAATTCCCGGAATAGATGCACTGTTTACAGCAGCTACAAAATCTGTTGGAAGAACTGATGGAATTGTAATTGTTACGTTGGCAGTAAATGTATTACTTCCAACAGTAGCAGTATTAATAACAAAAGTTGAGCTAGCTGTAACATTTGCACTTACAGCAGTTCCAGTAATAATAGTTGCTCCGGCTACGCGCTCCCATAGGATAGAAGCTGCGTTGGCACCAAAAGCACCATATTCAAAATAAAGTGTTCCAGCAGGAATGTTAATTCCTCCACCAATTGGATCAAGAAGAGTATTAACTGTTGCATCATTTTCAGAGATAACAACTGGTTCAACTGTCCAAACATTACTTGCAGAATTAAATTCTCTTATGACAATGTTTGCACCCTCTTGTTGAGGAGTTGTATTAAACCAAATGCTTCCAGTTGGTTCAGGTGTTGCATCAGTTGGATTCCATTGTGGGACATTTGTAAATGGACTTGCTTGATAAGCTGGTGCATAATAGGTAGCTGCTGAAATTCCAACATTACCCAACACTGAAACATCACCAGTTACCACAACGTTACCATTGCCACTATTTGCAAGATAATCAACTGTTAAAGCAAGACGATTTGAAACAATAACAGCGTTTACGCCGGTAATATTTGCAGCATTAATTCCACTTACGATTGAAGATAATGAATTTGCGGTGAAATTTACATTGGAACCATTTAAAATAATATTTCCAGTTACTATTGGGTAAGTATTAGCTCCGATAACTGTAGGAACACTATCTTGCCATGCTTGTGAACCAACCAAAACCCAAGTTCCAGAACTATTTTGGAACCATACTGGATTACTTGCATTGGCTGGAACAACTGCATAATCTCCGGGTTTTCCAATTGAAGAAGATGGCTGACAATTAGCTCCGAGATAAGCAGTTAATGAACCAATATTTCCATTAGTTTGAACTGAACTATCAAGAACCCATAATTTTCCATCACCAGTTTGGTTTGTTGAAACAATTGGAAAGAAAGTTAAGGTTGCAGCGTCAAATTCAAATAAACCCCAATCTGTGGCTGTAGTATCAAGCCATAATGTATCATTTGGTGGAGTTCCAACCGGAGCAGTTAGAGAACCACTTAATGCAGCAAGATCAATAGGCGCTCTCATAATATAAGCGGCAGACGAAACACCCAATGTTGAAAATGCAGTCATTAGACCATATTCGTTTTGTTCGGAACCATTTACTGGTGTTCCTTGAACATTTTCAAAAATTGGTGCGCCGAAGTCTTGAACAAGACTTCTTTGACTAGTTTCAAGATAAATTTGCCCTGCTGTATTTGCAGTGGTATATTGTGCAAGAGTATTACTTTGATTAACTTTATTCTGGGCAGTAGCAATCAAAATAAATGGAACGGTTCCCTGTGGTGCAGAAGTAAACTGTGTTTGATCCACTACCGAAATATCTACGCCGGGTGAAATTAGATTTGCCATTTGTTAGTTCTCCTATTACAAACTTGTCTATTGATATTTAGCAATCTATATAGAAAGAAGCCACTTTAACAAAAGAGAATTTTGAATTTTATAGGAAAATAAAAATATATTTTTAAATAGTTATATTTTTAATAATATTGTCAATTTTATTATTCAATTCTTCAACTGTTCCATTATTTTCAATATCATAATCAAATTTTTCGTCTATCCATCCCCATTCACTTATATGAACATCTGGGTATTTTATTGCCATCATACTTTCAAAACCAGTTTCATATCCATAAGTTTTTAAATATCTTACTTCATCTAATGCAGTATTATACCATTCAGGTAATTCACCGCGAGTAACTTTAATTAAAATTCCATTATATTTTCTTATAGATTCCATTTCATTAATGAAACGGCAATCATCAATAACAATGTTATTATTTAATTTCATAATTCTGTGTTCTAAAGAAGCAACCCAAATATCTGGATGAAAGCCATATCTACAAACTTCTGTTCCCCATTGTTGTAAAATCCATCGGGGCGTTAATCCTTTAATATGTAATCTTTCGCTCCACCACTGATCAACAGTTTCTCTCCATTCTCTGCTTTCTGGTGTGGAACCTTGTAATAATTCTAGTGGCCAATCAAAAACAGAAGAAACCGCTGATTTTAATGAATTAGCAAAACTAAGTTTTTGAAAATTATATTTTTCCTGAATATATTCAGAAACTTTTCCCTTGCCTGAGCCAATATTTCCCATAATTCCTATAATCATATATGTAATTATTCCTTTAATATCGATCTTGTTTTTATTATAACTAAGTTTTTATCGTTATGCAACCCTAAAATGATAAATAATAAAGAGGTAACAGAATCATGGCCGAAGAAAGAAATGTTGTAGATTTAGCTAAACTTAAAAACAATGTTTTTGATTATGTTCGTTTTCGTTTAGGTGATCAAATGGTAGAGGTTGAACTTGATCCTGAACATTATGAAAATGCTATTGTTCGTGCTGTGGAAGTTTTTAGAACTCGTAGCCAAGCTGCCGTTGAAGAAAGTTTTGTATTTTTAAAACCACAAAAAGACGTTCAGATATATACATTACCAGAAGAAATTCAATATGTTCAAAAAATTTGGAGAAGAAGTATTGGAGACTTAGGAACTGGTGGAAGTAATTTCGATCCATTTTCTCAAGGTTATTTAAATACATATATTCTAAATGCTGGACGTAGTGGTGGTCTGTTGAGTTTTGAATTGTATTCAGATTTCCAATTTCAAGCATCACGTATGTTTGGTGGAGAAATTGATTTCAATTTCAATTCTGTAACTAAAAAATTGTCGCTTATTCGTCGTCCTCTTTGTGAAGATGAAACAATGTTACTTCAAACTTATAACTTGCGCCCATTGGTGCAACTATTAACTGACTATCGCACATTAACATTTTTAAAAGAATATACATATGCTCTTTGTTTAAGTGAATTGGGACAAGCCCGCGAGAAATATTCTACAATTGTTGGTCCCGGTGGAGGCACAACTTTAAACGGTGCTTCATTGAAAGCCGAAGCTACTGCTATCATGACAGAATTACATATGGATATTCAGAATTATAGATTCGGTGAGCGCCCTTTGGGACTTCTCATCGGTTAAATTAGAATTTTGTTTTATAAATTAGGAGAGTATTAAATGCCCCGCATTTCATTATGGCACGAAGAAAAACTCGGACAAGATTTTAAATTTTTTGATGCTCATATTCTAGAGCAATTTACAATGGGTGGAGTATCAGCATATGTCCATAAATATCTTGGTTCCGAAAATCCAAATATTATCAATGATGCAACTCAACCAATTTATCCAAATCTAAGTGCTCAAAATATTCAAGACCTTTTATTACAAGAAAACAGAGATAGAAAATATGCCCCTGACATTTATAGATTAAGATGTCATTATAATCCACAAGATTTAGATTTAGACCTATCTCAATGGGGTTTACTGATTAGTCAAGGAACTCTTTATATGACAGTTCATTTAAATAATATGATTGAAACTTTTGGTAGAAAATTAATGGCAGGTGATGTAATTGAGCTTCCAAATTTAAAAGAATTTTATAGTTTGGACGAAACAGTTCCTATTGCGCTCAAAAGATATTATGTTGTTCAAGAGGGAACACGACCGGCTTCTGGCTTTTCTCCTACTTGGTGGAATCATTTATGGAGATTAAGAATGCAACCATTAGTTGATACTCAAGAATATTCTCAAATATTAAATCAAATAGTAATTGGATTAGATGGTAGCCCAGTTTTAATAAATGGTAATACTACCACTTATAGTAATATTTCAAGTTCTGGAAATCTTTACACAACTATGAATCAAGCTATTGTAACTCAAGCTGAATATGAGACTCCAATGTCAGGATATAATACTGATGCATTATTTGCACCATTATTTGTTAATGGTGACCCGAAGCAAGGTCCATTACCTGCAAATGCAAGTCCACAACAAAAATTTACCGGCTATCTTGTAAATAGTGGCGAAGCTGTTGATGGGTATCCAGTAACTACTGCTACAGAATTTCCATCAACTCCAACTACCGGTCAATATGTTTTAAGACAAGATTATTTTCCAGCTAGACTTTATAGATTTTCGGGAACTGCTTGGACCTATGTAAACACCAAACAGAGAACTCCATTAACTCCCGGAACTGGACAAACACAAAGGGATCAATTTATAAATAATTCTAATGTCTTTACAAATTCAAGCGGAAATGTTGAACCAGTAATACAAAATTTGTCAAATTTACTAAGAATAGATAAAGGTGGAAATAGTAATTCATAAATTTTAAATAAATTCGGCAAAGAATTATGTAATATTTTTGTCACAGGAGAAATTACCATGCGCAATATGATTCTTTCTTTTATTGTTTTTATTTTTCCTATTTTAGTTATAGCACAAACACCCGCCGTAATAAAAATTGCTCATGATACCACATATCGAACTCATCAAGAAACAGTTATGGATTCAAAACATTGTTCTGCAACTGCGATTGCTCCTCACTCATTAATTACCGCAAGTCACTGTGAACTTCCAACTGATGCTTTATATCTTGAAGGAATTAATGCGGTAGTAGCAATTACTAGTAGAATAAGAGATGATAATGATCATACCATTTACATTGTAGACACAACTTTTAAAAATTATACTACAATCAAAGATGAAGAACCAACTCAAGGAAAATCTATATTTTATTTTGGAAATCCCGGAAAATTACATGATATATTTAGAAAAGGAACAACTGTTGGAACCATAGCTCAAAGTGATAATGAACCAAAACAAATATTATATGATTTTAATATTTGGTATGGAGATAGTGGGGCTGGTATATTTAACGAATCTGGACAATTAATTGGAATATTAACTGGAATGGTTGTTGAACCTGCACCAGACGATAATACATCTTCTTTTAAATTGGCTTTTTCTTATATATTAGATTTCAAGAAAAAAGATATAGATAAGTTATATGAAAATAAAAATTAGTGTTCTCGAACAAACTTAGTAATTCCTAAACCTTTGATGGCTTGTTGTGTTCCGCTAATTTGGCGCAGAACATCGGCGAGACTGTCATGCGTCACCAATGGTTGATTCACGGAATATAAATCTAATAGAGTTCTACTATCTCTAACAGCACCATAGTTCCATGGAACACTCTTTTTATGTTCACCATAAAGATCGGTCAAAATACAAATATCCATGGTAATACCTTGTGCCCAAATTCTATTTTTTAGCCAACAAAACTTTGACAATTGTTCAAGAGATTCAACTATAGAAACTCGATCTGATTCTCCAAATATTCGATCTTGCACTTCGTGACTTTGTTTAGACCACCATACAAGCGTTCCATCATCAACATGTCTATTTTGTTGATCTTCGAGAGTTAACAACAAATCAAGAGTTGGATTTTCAGAAAAATCTGTTGTTATTTCAAATGGATTAAATGCCACGGCTGCAATACTTAAAACTTGAGCATTTGGTGTAGTTCCCAAAGTTTCAATATCAATCATGATGTCAGTATATATTTTACTCATGTTTATATAATATCTTTGTTTAATAAATTTGTCAATTGCAAAATTTAGCCAATATTATTGCATTTTCGGTTGGATATTTAATATATTTAATTATGGTGCTGTCTCCTCTTAATGCAACTAGTTGCACATCTTCATCTGGATCACCAATGTATGTTATAACATAAGGATTTAAAGAAACAGCCAATAATTGTAATTCCTTATCTGGATTTTTATTATATCGTATAGTAGTGGGTGTTTCTGTTATGGCAGTTTTCCAAAGTTCTTGTGATGGAAATTTCATCCTTAGAATATAATGACCATTTAATGATAAAGCTGCTATTTTTACTTTTTCTGATGGTTCCTTAATATCATTAAAAACCATATAATCTTGTATTATAGCAATAATTTGTAAGTCTTCGCATAGATCATTGATATTATGAGATGCTATTAATTTATTTATTTTACTACCAATATCATTGATATTTTTCGGCATTTTGATTTTATTTTTCATTGCTCAAACATCCACAACATAGCTTCTTCATCTGAAATTTTCCGAACATTGTGCTCATATTTTGGAATATATCCACGTTGATTTTTATATGTCACATGAATATAAGTTGTAAAACCAGCAACTTCACTTCCTACTACTGAGCTTAAAATGTCAAAACTGCACATCTCATCAAGTCGATATTTTACATAATCGCCGATTTTTAGTTTAACTCCATTGACATCTTTCATTTAATTCTCCAGAATATATAACATTGCTTCTTCATCACTAACTGCTGACATTTGCCACGCAAATCGAGAAGATGTTGTATTTAAATATTTGATTTTATATACTGATCCTGAACCAACTAATATTATTTGTGCTAAAAACATATTACGAGTATAGCCAGTAAAATCTCTATCTATAACACGCACAATTTGCCCGACTTTAAAAATCTTGTTCCATTTACTATCGGTATGAATCATTTTAATTCTCCAATAAGCAAAGCATTGCTTCTTCGTCTGATACTTTATAAACTGCAAATGAATAGTTGCTATTGATATTATCATGCGAAAGTCTTACTTTGATGCTGACAATGTTATCTAATTCCAACAAATTAATAATTTGTCCAAAGTAAATAGTAGTATCGCTTGGATTCCACCAAGCAGTGTATTTTACGTAATCTCCGATTTTTAATTCAATTCCGTTTTTATCCACCATCAATGTTCCAATTTCCAAAGAAATGCTCTTTTATCTGAAATTTTATATATTTTCATCGAATCGTCGATTACATAATCATAATCCCCACAATTCCATCGTTCGGTAGAACTGATGCCACTACTGTTAATCGTTACATAATTTTGCGCCGCTTCAATAATGACACTTGTATATCTAAACGTTTTATAATATGGGGGCATACAACGAACTACATCACCAACCTCCAATATTTTTCCGTTTTTATCAAGCATATTATTCACCTAATCAATTACAAAATTTTAGTATTTTTGTAAAAGAAATTTCTTATCTGCTGCCTTGGTTTTTGGGTCTTCCCACAAAAAAACATGAGAAATTGAATTAAGTGGTTTATCTTCAAGCATATTCAGCATTGCCTGATGTGTATAATCCTCGATTTTTGGCCAATCAGCATCAAAAATCTTAAAATCCCAACTATAAATTTGTGGTTCTGGATAAGTGGCGCTTTTGTGATTATATTTTCCAAATCGTTCATACCATTGGTGTGCAACTTCGCGCCACGGTCCATCATAACTACCCCAACTGCCTGTTCCGGTATGGGTTAATGTTTGACTAAAGGGATCACTTCCAAAAGTAGTTGAATCATTTTCATATCGAACCCAAACACGACCAGTCCATCCCGGATATCCACGCGGAACACCATCTTTTGTTCCATAACCACCAAAATTTGTTAAATATCCTTCGGGAGCAGAGTGAGAGTTGCTAACACTATCAGAATGAGTAATAGACCACGACAAACCAACACATTTTGTGGCTACGACTTCCCTTTTATGGCCCCCATAGCTGCTTTTATGAGTATCAATAATTTTAATGACGGCTTTGCCAACCTGATCCAACGTTTTGGGTTCCCGGCCATAAATTTTCTTAGCGGATTGTTTGATTTGTCCCATATAAAGATCATACTAAAATTCTATTTGAATGTCAAGCATATAGTAGTTTAACCCTATCGCCACTACTATAAGCTATTGATTCTAAAGGACAAAAAACACCATTTTTTACATATTTTGACGTATAAGCCTATTTGACAGGTCTCAGTATACCGGGATAAAATAAACCTTGACATTCAAATAGAATTTTGGTATGATCTATATATGGATGAGAGAAAAACAAAGCGGAAGAAGCGTTCTGACCGGACTCATATACTTTACAAGATCGTTGTAGAGAATATGATTTATATCGGTTTGACGGCAAAAACGCAATCAACTGTCCTGAAAAGTGCAAATCTTCGGTTTTCTAAGCATCTGGAACGTGCCAGAAACGAATCGAAATCATGGCCTCTATATACCGCGCTTCGCAAGTTTGGTATCGATTCAGTCACCATGGAGATTCTGGAAACCGTTAGAGGCAAAGCACAGGCTCATTCAAGAGAGGTTGCCTTGATCAAGGCATTGAAACCGGAACTTAATCTGGCAAGTTCAACGAAATAGATTTGATGCTGAGAAAGTTTGAGGAATAAAATGGGCTGTTTGAATTCAAACGAAAAATTCGAACATTGGTTTGGTAATATTCATCTCAGTGGTCCATGCAACCGTGCCTGTTATTTTTGCATCGGGCAGCATATGATGGACCTTGATACCTATGATGTTCTCAAGCAATGGCCTCTTGCAAACATTGATCATTTTTGTGAACAGTTGAGTCAGCGCCCAACTAAAGAAATTTGTCTGACTGGCACAAATACCGATCCACTGCTTTATCAGCATCATGCTGAACTTACTGCGTATCTTCGCAGCAAGTTTCCAAACACCGATCTTGCTATTCGAACCAATGGCGCTGCATATACAAAGGAAGTTTTTGCTTTATATGATAAGGCAAGTCTTTCTATTTGCAGTTTTGATGTTGACATTTATAGGAAAATGATGGGGCGTGGCGTTCCTCCCGATATGATACAAATTATTAATGAAAATCCAAATTTGAATTTGAAGGTTAACATTGTTCTTGGTCCAGAAAATATTGGCATTGATTTAATGAAGACAATAACTTATCTTTCTCTACTTGGAATCAAGCGCGTTAATCTTCGTGAGCCTTATGGACAACCACATATTGGCGATCCGCTTGCATATTTGCCAATTCATAAAATGGTTTTTGGGATGCCTTGTCATCTTGTAAATGATACAGAAGTAACTTATTGGGATGTTCATTTTGTGGAAGTAGAAAGTGTTAATCTTTACGCCAGTGGAAGAGTGAGTGAAACATATCCAGTTACTCTTGGGCATTCTCCAAAAGGCGAAGTGCATGATCAGGAATTTTTCCCTGAATCTGGTCGAGTTCGTAAACAGTGGGTTTATGATATTAAGAAAGGAGAAGTAAATGTTTGACCACAATGGTAATGAGCTAAAAATCGGTGACTATGTTAAATTTAGAGCATGGGATGATATCTCTATATTATTTGATAAATTTGGTATTGTTGCAGAGTTTGATCCCGAATATCCAAAGGAATGCGCACCTAGCGCAGAAGATCAAATTATAATAAATGATTTATATGGTAAACGTATTGCAGCTAAATTTTCAAAAAATGTCCAAAAGTTATCAGACGAAGAAGCAATGCTTTGCTTATTGGAGAACTAAATAACTCAAAACAAAGGGTTTATTTTTAAATATTTTGGTTGACATCTGGCTATAAATTTAGTATACTTAAATAGTAGAGGAAAGGTAGCCAAATGAGACAGAATCCGATCCAAAACCTTATTAAATCGATCACAGCGCGGGATTTGAAAACTTGTAGCCGATGTGGTTGCCAGAATCTCGCATGGGTTCAATATAAATCTGGCAAATGGGGTCTGGTTGGAACATCAACACGTAGACCTTATTGGCAGGGCGAAGGCGTGGCTCCGACAGGTCTTTGGCTCATCAAAACCTCTTTCCATAATTGTGAAGAATACAAGAACAAAAAGGCCGAAGAAGCTGAACAATTGGCCAAATATCAAGTTGCGTATGACGATAAACAAACTCGTGCCGCTTGGTGTCACCCGAAGGCAGACAATCCCGGTGAAATTCTTACCGATGCATTCGTTTATCTCTACAAAACCTATCTTGTTGAATTTCAAGATGTTAAATCTCCAATTTTTCAGGCAGCAAATATTTTAGGAAAAGCTGCTGCATATGTGGCACCCACAAATTTCGATAAAATCTAAATTTTAGTTGACAAACAAAACAATATTTGGTATACTAATCTTGTAGTCAAAGAAAGGAACACAGTTGAATTCATTTACTCGTTCTTCAATTTCCGCTCTCCGTGCCGATCTTGAAACTGCTTTCAAGGCTGTTGCCGACAAGCATAATCTCGTTATTGGTTTTAATGGTGGAGCGCGATTTAGCCCAACCGAGGTTACTTTTTCCAAGTTGAAGGCTGTTCCCAAGGCTCCTCCTACCCTCCAGACCTCATGGCGCAATCCTGTTGCATCTACCGACATTTCTAACGGCATGGACCCATACGACACTTTGGAAAGCCGTGAGTATTTGAATCTTGGTTATCTCAATGGTCTGCCAAAGGATTGGCTTGGTAAGAAATTTCGCAGTGCAATCAACGGCACCGTGTATACGATTATTGGTTTGAGAAACAGGCTTCCCAAGTATCCAGTTATTGGTGTATCGGCTCGTGGCACTCGCTATAAGTTCACCGTGGATGCGGTGAAGAAGGGGATTATTCTGTGACAACTGAAAATTACATTATTTTGGCATTGACCAAACATCTTGAAGATCGAGTCAATCTTCTAAATAAATTTCTTGATGAAATCGATGAGAATGATCCTCTCAAGGAATCAAAGAAACTTATCGCTGGCGCTGGAGCATTGGAACTAAAAGGTGTTTTTGATGTTATTAAATTGAGCGTTATGGAGGCTAACAAAAATGTCAATGACTGAACCAGAAGCACTTCTTTACGCGCAATCAATTTAGGGAGATGGCCCCTACAATGCCAAGATTAAGCGCGTTGGCAGAAAATATCAAATTGGTAGATATCAATCCAAATGCTCATGGATATTGGGTGAGGGTGCCTCGTGGGAAGAAGCATTTCGTGCGTATTGGATTGATATTCTTCAATATCGTCATGCGATATACTCTAACAATCCAGTGAATGCTAGAGGTTTTCTTTCCGAAGAAAAATATCAAGCCCAAAATATCATGATTCAAAAAGCATTGGATGAAAACAAACTTCCAGTTGTGTAGTAATAAAAAAAGGAATAACATGAAACAGTTCATATTCGCATTTATAATTGGGATCATATTGTGGGAATTTATTCGTTCAAACGTCGCGAAAAATATTCTTGGCTGGTTGTTTATTGGAAGTATATTTCTTTCTTTTGCTCCAGTAATTACAAGTCTGTTTGGATTAGGTTTGATTTTTGTTCTATTTCATCAATTTATCGCGGCTGGTATCATGGGAATATTTGGACTTTACTGTCTAATATTTCGTGTTACAAACGGTTTTGGTGTAAGTTTCTAAATTTAGAAAGGTAAAATAAATGCCAACTATTGCGAGAGTTAAATGGCCCAAGATGGACATTGATTACGGAAACTTGTTCAAGATTTCCAGTGTTCATCAGCTAACCTATTATTGGAACGATGTTAAACAAAATAAACTGCGCGAAGGATTTGCCAATTATCTTAACAGCAATGAATATGTTTCTCTTATGGGGCAAGGAATCGAAAGCGGAACATTTAATCCTCACCTGTCCACTAATGAGGCATCATTTCTTCATTGCGCTTCTTTAACAGAAGCATATAAAGATAACCCGCGTAGTATGGTAGAAGTGTTTTGTGATATTTCCGATAAACTATATAAAGATATGGCAAATGCTATTCAAGAATTTGGAGCGATCTACATTAACAACAAGGGTGGATATTTTACTTTGGGCGCTGATATGGAAGAATCAAATATTCAAAACATAGATCAATATATTCTTCCCGGTGCGAAAATTGAAATCAAGAAGTGGCCGAATGGAACACATTTTTATGCGTATGTCGGTGGTGTAAGTGTTGTCTGGAATAACAAAAACAAATGGACAACCGAAGCTGCTGCTCAAATCAATGCTGAACAATGGGCCAAGGATAAGGGAATCAAGATCGAAAAGTAAGAAATTAGAAAATTAAATTTAGAGACAGGCTTCGGCCTGTCTTTTTTATTGCATAAATAAATATGTATTGCGGTAAAATGATTACTGCACGACATAACAATTTAACCTATCGTCTTTAAACTATGAGCACTTAGACGATGTGCTGAGAAGGAATAATGATGTATTATAAAAATTTTGTATCTTGTATTAAAGTCAATGGAAAAGTTTTAAGAGAACAAAACAGCGAAGTGGCTATTCCATTCAATTCTGAATATTCCCTATTACTTAAAAACCTAAATTCCGTGAGAGCACAAGTTCATGTATCTATTGATGGCGAGGATGTATCTGGTTGGTTAGTATTACAACCAAATAGCCAACTTGATCTAGAACGATCTATAAAAAATAATAACTTAGAAAAAGGTAATAAATTTAAATTCATTGAAAGAACAAGTAATATTGAAAATCATCGTGGTATAGGATCAGATGATGGTCTTGTAAAAGTTGAATATAAATTTGAAAAAATATATCAATATAATCCATGGTTATGTCAGCCTAATTATATTATTACCACCACAACTCCATCATTAGGTGATAATACATGGACTACATATTATAATACATGTCAAAATCAAAACAGTAATCAAATTTATGCAATGAACTGTTCAACTTCTTCAAATCCAAAAAGTGATGTTGATAATTTTCAAAAAACATCAGCTATAAATTCATCTTGTTTACGATCTATAGATAATAATATAAATGATACTGGTATCACTGTTCCCGGAAGCATAAGTAATCAAAAATTCTATAATACTTCTGATTTCCAGTGTGAACAATCAGACGTTATTGTCCTTAAATTGGTCGGGGCTGTTGGAAAGAAAAAAGTTATAGAACCTATTACAGTTGATTACAAACCAACATGTATAACATGTGGTCGTGTAAATAAAGCAACCAATAAATTTTGCAGTGATTGTGGAACTTCTTTGGTAATTATCTAACTAAAAATAGGCTCATTACTGAGCCTATTTTATATTTTACAAATCATTTGAAATGTCATCTACACTAAAATCAATTTTAGGGATATCATTTTTCTTTTGTTGTATTGCTTTTAATTTTTGAACAATGTTCATTGCATTTGGTAATTCTGCGGCAGCTTTTTGTTCTGATTGAGAAACATTGTGATCTATAGAACGTTCAAGCATAATTAAATATAATTCAGATATTTCATCATCAGTCATATCTCCACCAACTTTATCTAATAGATTGTCGGCAATTCTATGGTGATCATGGGGATGATGTAATGAATTTACAAGACTGGTTACAACGCTTTGTGAAAGATCAATCAATAAAGGCATTTGTAATTCGGTGCTAATTTTAAATTTATCCAACTCATCAAGTCTTTCTAATATATTATCATGCCACGATTTTATATCGGACTCTTTT